ATTTACATTTTTTTTATGTAAATTTGTATCGTTATGCTGTGTGATATTTATAACATTAGCATCACAAATATTACAATATTTTTTATTCATTATAGATATAATATATATGTATAAAATTATTTTTTGATTTAATATGTTTGAACTGAACCTATTTTAAAAATAGTTAAATTTGCATATCTAAATTGGACAGGTGCAACTAATGTGGCCGCTCTTAGTGATATATTCTGTGGTGCATTACTTCCTTGAATTACAAAACTTTTAATGGTTTGTTTAACACTTGAGACGGTTGTTGTTGGGTTTGCATAAGCAACGTCAAAACCTTTAGAGATACCATCTACGAGTAATTCAACTGTGGCCTGACATCCACCTGTTGCCGGTAAATCACAACTTATTTCAGCCTGAACGACATAAACACCTTTAGTGCTCAAGCTAAAAACTGTTTTATTAGCATTGAAAGTTATACCTAAAGTTGCGGATGCCATAGAATCAGTATAAGATATCAACTGATTAGTGCCAGCAGGGACAGTTTGAGCGCTTGAAACGGTTGAGAAGACAGCATATGAATCTTCACGCTCAAAAAATTGGTCAGCAAATACATTATAGTTATTGCCATTTGTGATAAGATTACGAGTATCCATTTTTTATTATATATAATTATAATCTATATAATAATTTTTATAATCTATAATATCTGATAATATTATATATATATGGCTGAACCAGTTGATAAGGAGTTATATGAACGTATAAAACAAATGGCAAATAAAGTATTTAAATCACCTACCGGCATATATAGAAGTGCATATATATCTAAAATGTATGTAAATGCAGGCGGCGAATATACTTCTAAAAAGAAAAATTCTAAATTTGATAAGTGGATTTCTGAGGTATGGCTTGATTTAAATAATCCTATCAAACAAGGCAATAAAATCATAGGATATCATAAATGCGGCAGTAAGAATACACAAAATAATTTATATCCTTTGTGTCGTCCATCTGTTAGAATAGATAAAGATACTCCCATGATATATCAAGATATTGATAAAGAAACTATCAAGAAAGTCAATAAACAAAAGCAAATTATAAAGAATAAAGGCAATATCCGATTTTAAGCAAAGAATAAATTATATCTAACATCATTAAAACCGATGGCAATTACATCAAATGAATACGTGTTTATGTTGCTAGCTGTATTAAGTGCGATAGATTGAACGAAAGCCGAAGTATAACCTGGTGTTGTATCGCCTGTAGGACTGACAACAAATTTAGTAAATGGTATTGAGAATAATGATGTTGGTTCGACATCAACTGGATTTGATTTGAATCGACTCTGTAATGGATAAACCTCCTGGCCTTTGCCTGTATTACTTGCGGCTGTTGATAATGGTATTGCATCACTAGCATATATTTTAAATGTGTTTCCTAATTGAGAAATTATACCTGATGCTGAATTGGCATAATTCCACCTAGTTCTATATAATGGTGCATCTTGGGGTGTGTTTTGGCTTTGAATTTGAAACCACATATAACCTTCAGCAGAAATATTTGATGAAGTATTAAGCCTAACAATTGCATATACTGAGAGTAAATCTTGAAATTTTAAATTTGCGGTTAGAAAGTCAAATGGCAACGTCCAGTTAATTTTTTGAGTTCCGACACTTAGTTTCGTAAAATTCCATGAATTATCAGCCCCTGCTGTAGGTGCTTCACTGCCACCAGCCCATATTGCTTGTTCTGCAAGTGTTAAATTAGACCATACAATATCATATGTTTTTGATACATCAGGCACTATTTGATTTATATTAAGAGCCCTAAGCATACCTTCACTGAGTCCGCCGCCACCAGGTATAAGTTCTGTTCCATTAAGATATATTTTTTTAGTAGTTGCTAATGTTCCGATTTTAACATCATTATCGAAGTCATATTCGCTAGCCCCCTTCCATTGTGTTTTTGATGCTAGTTGATTATCACAAATATAATCATTTGTAGTAATATCAACGCTTGTTTTAACATTATTCACTACATTATTCACTCCGATTGTTAAATATCTTTGAACGTCTTCAGTTCCTTGTAAATATATATCTTTTTTCGTTAAAATATAGTCTGTTGTTTCTAATACCATGTTATTATTTGCTGATACAATTTTAGCATTTCCTACAGTAAGTGTAGGTGCTGAATATTCAACCGCATAAGAAAAATTATTATCTGTATTAGTCCCGAATGGATTGATACCATCACTTAGAATAATGGCTCCGGCTGATGGTGTTATTAATGGTTGGTCTGTAATAAGAGCATTAGGATTACCTGGCGTTATACCATCTATTTCAGTTTGTAATACGTCAATTTGTGTCTGTGTAGCAACTCTAACATTATCCTCAAAAATACTTTTACCGTATATAGAGAGATTATTGGCGCTCAGTATATTCCGTGTATCCATTGTATATATTTGTATATATAATAGAATTATAATAAATTTATAGTTTATTTAATTTTTCTTCTCTTCAAGCATACATGAAGCAGATACATTAGGCGGCTCATCTATATTAATATTACTCGAAACGGACGAACGTCGAGAGATCGTTTCGAGGCATCCACTATCATCACTATCTGAGCAATCCATTTTTTCCTCAAGGTCTAGCAGAGTATCAATAAGATACTCATTTTTTTCTGTTAGCTTTTTGTTTTCTGTTTTTAATACTTCAATTTTTTCAAGCAGCTCATATACTTCTTTATGCAGTTCATCTTCTGTAAGTTTCTTAAAATCAATTTTTTCCATTCTATATATTAATAAATCTATTTTATTTTTTATATAAATAATATATTATACATCTATATGTTGGTTTCAAAGGAGGAGCATAATGAAAATAAAAAGAAATTCAAAATACTATTTACAGAAAAATCATATCCAGGTGATTATACAGCATCAGAATATGATTTAATTAATGAAGTAATATATAAAATATCTGATAACTCAAAAGATACTTACAAAAAAGATTGGTTCTTATTTGGTTCTAATACATACATTGGCAATATATATGCAGGAGATATTGATGCTTACCAGCTAATAGAAAAAAAACATCAAGGGATGGCATTACAACAAATTATAAATAGTATAATGAGAAATTCAGATTATTTAACAGGGACAAAAGCTTTTTTAACATATCAATTTATAGGAGATATTAAATGCGGTCTGACACAATACAGAGAATTAAAAAATTATATTGGCTCGTATGATTTTAAGAAAAATAAACCAGATAATAAATATAATCCTAAGGAGTTAAAATTTCTATGGAGACATTTTGGCTTTGATAATATAGAGCAAATAAAGGATAAACCGACTATAGAAGAATACCTAAAACTAAAATATGAAATACACCAGTTAATTACTCGTAGATGGACATATACAGAAGTTTTACAAGGTTTTCAATTAGAACCAGATGGATATACTAAATATTCATTAGATGAAGGTATATATGAAAGTGAATTAACAAAGATTGATTTATATGGCGGTGAGATATACATGAGTGAAGCAACAAATGTATTAATGGATAAAGAAGATAATAAAAAAGCATTAAAATTAGCAGATTATAGTGTTTATGAGAACTTAATGATGTGTGTATATGTTAAGAAGGATTATTTTAAAGCATTAAAACGATTGTATGCATTATGCCGTAAGAAGAAAGAGTATGATTTGGCCGTTTTATTACATAAATTTTGTCAAGTTGGAGATAATGCAATATTTAATTTCTGTAAAGGATTAATGAATATAGCATACTATGTGATAGAACATTATTATAATGACTTTACACGTGGAACATATGGAACATTATGGAAGCATTATGAATATATTAATTTTGAATTACAACGGATTTTTAATATTAAAAATAAGGTAGCAGTAGAAACAATTGATAAAATAAGCTATAGAATTCAGGATTTTTTAATTGATGGAAAATTAACACAAGAAACATTAAGTGAAATAAAGGATATTACTGAAAATTTTGATAAAACTATTACTGATATGGTAAATAAAGATAGTATCAGATTCATTGAAGAGCATAAAATTGATTTTCATAAATATCTTTACTTGATAGAAAAATAATATAGATAGATATATTATATTATGAATAAGGCCTTATCAATAGGAGATATATATAAAATATTTGACAATAAAATTAAATGTATTACGTATGAGGACACATTAAAATATAATCGTATAAGAGACCTATTATATCCGTATGATGCATGTATTATATTGTATATACTTGAAGGAACAGATAACGGCCATTTTATATGTGTATATAAACATAATGATACTATTGTTTATTTTGATAGTTATGGCCGAACAGATAAGCAGATTATAAATAGTATAGATGATGATGTTAAACTATTAAACGATGAAACATATCCCCATCTAACGAAACTATTGAAACAAGCAAATGATAAGATAACTATAAATAAGAGAGTATTACAAGACGAGAAAAGCGCCGTTTGTGGCAGATGGTGTTGCTTTGTTATCATGAATGCATATAAGCATAAGAATCTTA